AAAGTGGCTGGTGGATTCGGCCCTATTCGTTTTGAGCCTAGCCAATTGACTTGGTTAAGTAAGCCAACAGCAGAGGGTATCGAAGTTGCAAGCCGTAACTTTGCCGAAGCTTTGTTAAAAGACCAGTTAAACACGGCTATCGCTGCGTTGGTTGCCGCAATTTCTAATCAATCAACAGCTAAAAACGATGTTAGTGCCACTGGTGGCATTAACTACGGTGCCATCAATACCGCTCATGCGTTATTCGGCGACCATAGTACATCGTTAGTCGCTCAAGTTATGACTGGTCAGGTTTACCATAAACTAATCGGCCAAAACTTGACTAATACGCCTCAATTATTCCAAGCTCAAAATGTGCAAGTTGTTGATATTTTGGGTAAGGCAGTGATTGTGACTGATGCGCCTTCGTTGTTTGCAACTGGCACACCTGATTTACAAAAAGTATTGTCGTTGACTGATAGCGCGGCTATTGTGTTTGATGGTGGTGATATTATCAGCAACATTCAAACTAACAACGGCAAAGAGCGTATCGAAACAACTATGCAGGTTGACTACACATTTGGCTTATCTCTCAAAGGTTACACATGGGACGAGTCAAATGGTGGCAAGTCGCCTACTGATGCAGAATTGGCCACTGGCTCAAATTGGGACAAAGTTGCAACAAGCATCAAACATACAGCAGGTGTTATCACCATTGGCGATGCGGCACAAGACTAACAATATAGGGGCAGTAATGCCCCTTTTTTGATGGTTTAAAATGGGAGCGAGCAGTGACAGTAACAATTGGCTATACAACAGACGATGCTTTTATTGCTTTTGCTTTAGCGCGTGGTGTAACTGTTACAACACCTAATGCAGCTATTGCACTCACAAAAGCAATGGACTACATGGAAACTAAACAATACAAAGGCTATAAGACAAACGATGAGCAAGTGCTAGATTGGCCGCGTCAATACGTCTATGTTGATAATGTGTTGTTAGATAGTGCAACAGTACCAAGCGGTATTGTTAAAGCACAGCACGTTATCGCGTTATCTATTGCCAACGGTTACGACCCACTGGCTACAATAGAGAGAGCCGTAAAACGTGAGAAAGTGGACGTATTAGAAGTCGAGTATCAACCAAACGCATCATCTAGTCCTATTCTACGCTCAATTAACGCTGCCTTATCTGATTATGTAGCAAGTGCAACAAGTGTTATGAGGTCATTGTAATGGCTATCAATTACGCTAATTTAGCGGCATTAGCAGAGCGTCTAATACGCGAAAACGGGCGTGATGCTTTGTTGGTTACAGAGACTAATACAGGCACAGACTATCAGCCAACAATTAGCCAAACAAGCACAACAATTAAACTTGTGCAAAGCTCATTTACAAGCAATGATAACAATGATTTTGTATTACAAGTACATGATGTTAAATTATTGGTGTCTAGCGCGTTTACTATTAGCGCTAAACAACGAATCGAGACAAACAGCTTACAATATAGTATTGTTGCTGTTAAAGAAATTAAGCCAAGCGACACAAGCATTTTATACATTGTGCAAGGGCGGCTATAATGTCGTTTAATGATGATATACAAAAACTGGCGCGTAAATTAGCGATAACCGAAGCTAAAGCGGTAGCCGCATTTTGTATTAACATTAGCAGACGTGTTGATAATATGAGTCCTGTTGATACAGGATTATTTAGAGCTAATTGGCAAGCATCACTAGACCAACCATACACTGGCGCAACAAAGGCAGCAAACAGGCAAGGTAGCATTGACCATGTTATTCCGTTTGCTAAAGCGGCCAATGGCCATGTGTTTTATTTAACAAACAAAGTGCCGTATGCACAAGCCTTAGAGTATGGCCACAGTCAACAAGCACCTAGCGGCATGGTTAGAGTTAGCGCAAGAATGGCATTGCAAGAGTTAGAAAATGCGGTCAGGAGTGTACAATGAGTCAAGCACAAATTGAGTTAGCACTCTTTGACAAGTTAGAGACAGTAAAAGCATCACTGCCTACAATTTATTATCCTAACAGCCCTAACAAAAACAAGCCTAATCCACCAACAGGCGAGCATATTAGAGTTAGTATTTTAAACGCAGGAACAAACGCGCTAGGCATTGCAACAACAGACCAAACACTAGGTATTATGCAATGTTTGGTATTAGTTAAAGATGGTACAGGCACGATAAGGGCTGCTCAAATAGCCGATTTAATTTTGAGCGCATTTGCACGAAATACGTTATTATCTAACAATGTTAGAATAGACAAAACAGGCAGCGTAGGTGTTGGTTTTACTCAAGACGGATGGTATATGTTGCCTGTGTCTATCAATTATCAGCAAATTAAATAGAGGTAACTCACATGACAGATTCAATTGTACAAACTAGCGCAGGTACTACCATTGCTATTAGTGCCGTATTGCCTGCAACCGATGATGCGGCAGGCTATGCGGCTTTAACATGGGCAGCTATTGGCGAAATTACAGACTTAGGCGAGTTTGGCCGCGAATATGCAACCGTAACGCACAACCCAGTGGCAAGCCGCCGCACGATTAAGCGCAAAGGCTCTTATAATGACGGCACGATGGCTTTACAGTTAGCATTAGACCGTGATGATGCAGGTCAAATCCTTGTTAAGTCGGCTTTAGGTTCAGACGCTAATCAAGCAATCCGCTTAACATACCAAGATGGCTCAAAAGATTACTTTAGTGCTATGGTTATGTCGTTTAAGACCAATGTTGGTAGTGTTGACCAATTTTTGTCGGGTTCTATTAACTTAGAGATTAACACCAATATTATTCCTGTTGCGCTTCCTTAATTAACCACGCCCCTAGCGATAGGGGCAATTATAAAAAGGGCTTATCATGGATTTATTGCAGTTATTACCTGTTGATTGTGTCGAAGTGAAACTCAAGCACCCCGTAACTGGTGTTGAATTAGACGCGACAATTAAAGTTTATGGCAAAGATTCGAGTGTGTTTCAAAACGCCATTAAACAACGTGCTAAAGCTCAAATTGCGCGAAAGTCTAAAGATATTGACTTAGAATCTAACGACAAAGACAGCATTGAGTTATTGGCAGATTGTACGCAAAGTTGGTCAGGCATTGCAGAAGGGAGCAAAGAGATTGTTTTTAGCCGTGATGCTGCTATTGCGTTATACACTAAATACAAGTGGATTCGGGAGCAAATCGACATTGCTATAGGTGATAGAGCTAATTTTTTTATCAATGCGTAGAGCCGCTAAAACTCTACGTTAAACAGCAAGCGTGGTGGAATAGCTGCCCACAAACCAAAGGCGCGAAAGAGTACAACCGTACAACGCGCCTTAAATCATTTCAGCAAAAGAACCCTAACGAATCCGCACTCATGCCACTTTTAGAATGTGGCCATTATCTTATCGACCTTTTACACGATGCTGGCACAGTGGCCTATAATGACGGTATAGCAAAAAGGTTATCATGGTCAGAATTAAAGGCATTTTGTGACTTAACAGGGCTTAGGCTTTGTCCGTTTGAATCTGCTACAATTATGATGCTATCAGCTGCTTATGCTGATATGCTAAACGAAGCAACAGACCCGAATTGTCCTAGTCCTATGTTGCCAAAAATGACACAATCAAAGCGCGAACAAGTGGCCACAGGTTTAAAAAGTGCGTTACGCTCAATCGGTAAAAAGAGGTGATTTATGGCGACAAACTTACTAATGATTGGGCTTGGTGTTGATACTAGACGGTTACGCGATGGGGAGCGTGCATTAGGTAGCTTACAAAAAGCAGGAAACAGGGCAGAAAACGCACTAGGCAGAATGGCTACTACATTAGCTAGTGCTTTTGCTGTTCATAAAATAATTGAATATGCAGATTCTTATACGCAACTTCAAAACAAACTCAAACTAGTAACATCATCCACTCAAGAATTAGGTTATGCCACTGATGAAGTAGCACAAATTGCTAAAAGAACAGGACAAGCATTAGGCGCAACAGGAGACCTCTATTTTAAAATTAGTCAAAATACCGAAAAGTTAGGCGTATCAATGACAGATGTTTCTAGGATAACAGAAACATTTGCAAAAACACTTGCAATATCGGGAGCAAGCACTCAGGGCGCAGAAGCGGCTATTCTGCAATTCGGTCAAGCGTTAGCAAGCGGCGTAATACGAGGTGACGAATTTAACAGCGTAGCAGAAAACGCACCAGCCGCACTA